GATCGCACACTGTCGGTCACCAGCGGCCGTGTTCGTGACCGGGAAGAACTGATTCACTGCCGACAGCGTGGCCGTCGAGTCTTGCATCGTCACGGTCTTCGCGGAGCCGATCGACCACGCCCCGGTGTAGGTGGCCACGCGGAAGGTCTTGCCAGACGGGCCGCCCACGCGGCTGCCAAACGTCAGCCCCGCCTGGTCGCGGTCGCCCGCCTCGACGGTTCGCACCACCTTGGCAATCCGCTCCGCAGCGGGCCGCGTGAATGTGACGCGCTCAGTCTGCGCCGGTTTGCCGTCTGGCTTCTGGGCCATGATCGCCCTCAGCCTTCTACGATGTTCAGCAGCAGCCGAGAGCCCGCCACGGCAGCCTTGGCGGCATAGTCCCCAGCCGCCAGCCGAAAGATCGCAGCCTCGCCGCCCCGCAGGCGAACCGTCTCGTGAAGGTTCGTGCCGTCGAACCGGCCAAATGACACGGTGTGCGTTGTCTCGGTGGCGAGTGACCTGGCAAAGCACAGCCCGAGGCTTCCCATGGTCGCCGTGCTGACCTGCGTGACGCTCGTGCCTAAGTTCAGCGTGACGGCCAAGAGTCCAGCGGTTGCAATGTCGGCAGTCACGCCGCTGGCGGCAAACTGCTGCGACAGAGCACCCTTCTGCACTTGGGCGTTAATGGTGTAGTTCACGTCTGGCATTAAAAGCTCCTTAGAACGGCGGCACGCCGAAGTATTGGGAAAAGCTGACGGCTGGGTATGGGCGGCGCTCAAGCTGGTCAGGACGGCCATCGCCGCCGGGGTACTTTAAGGCACCGCTTTCGGTCAGGGGCTGCGGCGTGGTGGCGTCTACCTTTTCGCTGTTGCCGGGCTCCGACGCGTATACCCAGGCACGCCGCTTCTGGCTGCCGTCGATGTAGTGGAATCCGACGTGCGGAATCTTTTCGATGTAGCCGCCACGCCGATACGTCAGTTGCGCGCTTACCTGCCAATACCTCACCTGCGCGCCGTTGACGACCTCGACGGCCTGCTGCGCGCTGATGCCGTTGCACATCCAAGAATAGGCCGGTCCGCCCAAATACGGGGCGGAGTTGATGGCGTTCGTGACTTCCGCAGCGGTGACCAGCGGAAACGCAGGCCGGTTGCCGCTGATCGTCGCTTGTATCTCGGGGGCCATGACTGTCATGCCCTCGATGTAATCGTTTGCCGCGTTGACAAGCGGGCGCACGTCGCTATTGCCGGTGCCGTGGTAGTAGTAGAGAAAAGGAGCCTGTGCCCCGCCGGTCGAGAATGACCACACATCAGGCCGCGCCAGAGGGTTTTGCTGATACTCATGCCGTGGCACTTCGTAGCTGTACGTCACCTCCGCGTGAAAGCGGTCGGTTTCTGTCACCTGCCCGTTGTGGCAGAGCAGGTACGAATACTCGGGGTGGGCGGCCCCGTGAAAGATGCCGATTGCCCCGAGGATGTCCTGCGTGTTTGTCGGGCCGTCAAGCGTCAGGGCGTACTTGATCTCGGCCGTTGGGCTTTCGCCAAACTTGTGCGAGAAAGTGCGCGGCAGGATTTCGCGGTATGAGACGACGGCCATGCTAGTTCAAGATCTCCACGGTGCCGACCTGTCCATTGCGGTTGATCTGCTCAAGCAGTGAAACCTGCTTTTGCTCTGCCTCGTTGGGCTCCGCAGTAGCAGCAGCCTTATCCATACGTTGACGCAGCGCCGCCGACGCAGTGTCAATCGCTGCATTGAAGTTGGCCTGGAACTGATTCAGGACGCCCTGCGACGCCTCAGATGCCACTTGTGCCTCAAGTTGCGCGATCCGCTCTGTTCGCTTTCTGTTTTCCTCCTCAATGGCGGCGGCGTTGGCAACGGGCATGCCGAAGCCGTCCGTGGTGGCACCAGCCCCCATGGCGGCGGCCTGCGCCTCGCTCCTGAGCCTGTCCAGTTCCTTCTCTGTCTCGCTGCGGATGTCTAGACCAAGGATCGGTGCGAACTTCTTGATGAAAGCTTCGATGAACTCGGCCAACTGGAAGAACGCATTGCCCGCCAGTTTGATGAAATCAAGCAATCCGCTGGCCACCTGCTGGGCAATCTGTTGCGGGCCAGCCTCCTTAATGACTCCAAGAAGCTCCTGCGCGATCGTGCTAATCGGCCCCGCAAGCTCGCCTAGGATCGAGCCAGCCAGGCCCTTCACCGTTGCCCACACGGCGGCAAAAGAATCGTTCATGTTGTCGATTGCCTTTACGGCGTCTTCGCCCACCACCTGCCCGAGCGAGACAGCCTGCTCTCGCATCTGCGTCAGCGCCCCCGGCCCGAGCGTGAACAACTCGCCAAGCTCGATGCCGCCCTTACCGAAGAACTTCACGGCCGTGGCGGCCCGCTCGGCTGGGTCAGCGATCCGAGAGATGGCATCGACCACCTGCTCAAACTGCTTCTCCGGCGATTGGGTCTTCAGTTCCTCAAACACGAGGCCGAGCGCCTCAAACTTCTTTTGAGCCTTCTCGTCGAGCGACGCTTGGCCGATGGCGATGGTCAATTTCTGCATCTGCTTGGCAAACGACTCGACGCTCACGCCCGTGTCGGCCGCGGCCCTGGCATATGCCTGCAACGCCTCGACGCCGACGCCCGTGCGATTAGCCACGTCATTCAGTGCGTCCAACTCTTCGCCCACGCTCAAGGCGAACTGCGTGACGCCCGTGACCGCGCCAGCCACCGCGCCGCTCAGGCTCAAGAAGGCGCTGGTGGCGGCTTGGATTCCACCGAGTGCCAGCTTGCCAATCTCAATGTTCTTGAGCGTCCCGAGGTCGGCCGACGCCTTCTTGCCAGCCTCGCCCATTGAGTCGAGCTTGGCGTTAACATCGGCCACAGCCTGGGCCAGCTGGGCCGTGTTCGCGCTGATCTGCATCGCCAAGCCGAGTGCCGTACTCATATCATTTTCCGTCTAGGTCTTGTTTCATCTTGGAGAGCACATCGAGCATTTGCGATTTATGCTGCGGCGGGCTGTCTATGGGAATGAAGTCTGATGGCTTTGGTATGTGGCCTCGCCTGGAGTGAGGAGCAAGCACCGCACTGGCAAGCACGCCGGTCTGAGCCCACGAGTTGTCGAGCGGCTGGAAGTAGCGAGCAAACGCCAGCCACTCACTCAACTCCCGGCTATCCATTCGCTGCTCGAGTTCGCCGACCGTCATTCCAAGGTGACCGGCCAGCATGAACAAGAACCGCCGCGATGGTCTGGCGCTAAAGATTCCCGGCTAGTTCAACTACGTCCGCCTCCGTGAGTTTGTTGTGGCGTTGTGCCACATCGAACAGTTCGCCCATCACTGCCCCGTCTAGGGTTGCCACTTCGTCCAGTTCGTTGTCTTGGAAGATCCGCACCCCATGCTCGTCGCAGAGCGTGCGGGCCAGATAGAAGGCGCGGAAGTTGTGGAACTTCGCCACGCCCTTGCTGCGGATGTCGAGCCACGCCAGTTCCCAATCGTCTCGCTCGCCGACGCTGAGAACTCGCACATACACGTCAAGGTTCCATTCCTTAACGTGAACTTTCAGCGGCCTGCGGACGCTGGCGGCCTTGATCTGCTCTTTGAGTCCCATTGTTCAGTTGTCCAAAAGTTTGAACGTGACGGTGAAACGGGTCACGCCGTTCACCTCATTCGCCACACTCAGCGACTCCCATACTGCGGGATTCGTCAAGTATTGGCCGCCGCCTGCAATGGCAAGCGTCGCTCGCACTCCGTAGTTGGCCGTTGACGTGTTGGCACCACCCAGGCACTCAACGCTGCACGTCCCGGCCTCGTCGGTCCAGGCGACGCTTCGCCCCTTTGACGGGCCGCCGCCATAGGTCCACGAAAGGCCGGTGACTTCCTGAAACGTGACGCCGTTCCACGTCACCGATACGCCGCTGCTGTAGCTCGCCACGGGGGCCTCCCTCTGTGGCTACGGCACCTGGAAGGAAGCGCTGCCTCGAACCGCGTCATTCACGGTGAGCGTCACGCTCGACGACTTGCAGGTGGCGGTCACGCTCAACGTGATCCCGCCCACGATCGCAAGCGTACCCGTAGCCCCTTGGGCAATCGGGGCACCACTTGCAGCGAGATACTCAATGCTGACTTCCTTGCCGGTGTCGCCAGCCGAGCCCTTGAGCGGGCGGCTCATTGTCAGGACGGTTGCGCCGGTCGTCTGGCCGAGGTGCGAAACGTCAATCTGGTCAGAGGCAGCCTGGTCGCTGATGCTGTAGGTAATGCTCGTGACGGTATAGGTCGTCCCGGCGAAGGTCAACGTGGTGCCAGACGAATCGTGCGGCGTATAAGGCATGCTTTAACCCTCGCTCCACCAGCAGTCGTAGCGCTGCGTTACTTGATAGACCGGCGGGAGATCCGCTCCAGCCAGCTGCACAAAGTCGTCGGATTCGTCCTCCAGCGACGTTTGCTTGACTTCCGTATTGTCCGAAGTGCCCCCGTAGCCATCCAGAACGCGACGCATGGCGTCGGCCACCTGGCGAGCCTCCTCGTAGGTCACGCCGTAAATGCTGTACTCAACGCTCACGCGGGGCATTCCCATCGGCCCGCCAAGCGTCTGCTCGCGGTCGATGCCGGATCGCCGCCATGTGACGAACGGCAGGGCAGCGGATGCCGGGGCAAGCACTGGATAAATCCGCGTGCCAAGCAGGGACGAGACAGCGGCGTTTCCGACAAGAGCGGTACGCAGGACGGCTTCGGGGGATTTCAGGCTCACGCGCCACCGCCTCTCTTTGCTCGGAACGGACTAGCCATTTCCTTGATTGCTGAATTCAGGGCGGCGGTCATCTCGCGGTTCAGGTTCCCAGATATTTGCGTGCGAGTCCGATCGAATGCCGTCTTGATTGGCGGAACTCCAGCCTTTCCGCCAACGGGGAACTCGCCAAGGTCAACCGTCCCGCCCTTCTTGACCACGCGCACGAAGCCTTTCGGCGACTTGGGGCGAGTTGTCACCTTGCCCGACCTCTTAGCAACGACCACGCGAACCGGGCCGCTTCGAGAATAACTACTCGCGATGTTGCCTTTTGTCTTGCGTCGCTTTGTTCCAAACTCCAGAAAGCCCTGGTGCTGGCCCTTTTCGTTCGACTTCAAATCGCTCGACTTTTTTCGCGGAGGTGCCGTGAACCCGGCGAGCGCCACACCAGATCCCGTCTTCGTGTACCGCTTCGTCTTTTTCCTGATGGCTCGACGAAGGTTGCCGGTCGGCCCTTTGGGCGTCAGCGTTTTCAAGAGCTTGAAGCCTGGGTCGATTGCACGACCAAGGGCCGCCGCCATGTATTTCGCAGAAAGGTTTTTCGGCAGTCCGCGAAATGCGTCACGGATTTGCTCCAGTTCAGGAAACTCCACCGTGACTTCAATCCCGCCCGCCATTACGTCACCTCTTCGCAGATCGCAACGTGCTCGGTTCGGTTGTCGTACTCAAGCAGGCTCACGATGTTCAGCGTGCGGGAACGCCACGCGAAGCGATCCCGCTGCGTCAGCCCAGGCAAGTAGCGGAGCCGCACCTTGTGCGTGATCGTCGTGTCTTGCTGGCCTGCCGCCAGGGCCTCGCGGGCGCTCACGCCTTCCACGCTCGCCCACACGGCCGAGGAATCGCTCCACGCCAGCACCGTCTCGCCCAG